GCCCGCCGCCCGCCTCGAGCACCGCCTCCGCGCGGGCCTCCCAGTCCATCAGCTCGGCCAGCCCCATGCCGACCATCTCCCGCGGCGGCCAACCCCAGGCCGTGGCGATCACGGCCCAGGCGTCTTCAACGGACTCGGGGAGTCGTCCGACGGCGTGAAAAAACCCACGACCGCGCTCATCAGCGCCAGCGCATCGCGTCCCTTCAACTGCGCGAACTCCGGCGCCGTGAGCTCGCAGATGCGCGGGATCACCGCCGCATGGGCAGCCGGATCGAGCTGGAGAACATCGAGCAGCTTCACCCCGCGCAGCTCCCCGGCCGTGGGCTCGCGCAGGGTGATGGTGCGCCCGTCCGAGAGCACGACGACCGGATCCGCGCTTGCATTCAGTTCCATCGTGGCCATAGCGCCCCCTTACAGCCCGATCGCGCCGCGCAAGGCGGCCATCTGATCCGTCCCGCCGACCACGCGGATCATCCGCTCGGCATCGATCTCGATCACCGTCTGTCCGCCCACTTCGAGCTTGTAGGACCGGCAATTGACCGTGCACTCCATCTTCGCCTTGGCTCCCGCCTCCCAGGAGCCGCCGTTGAGCACGTGCATCTGCCCGCGCATGGTGACCTTGATCGGGGTCGCCTCCGCGCCGTCGTCGCCCATTGCCGCCCCGCGGAACACCAGCGGCACGCGCGAGCCGTCGACCAGGCCCCACAGCTTGAGCACGTCGGCGCTGTACTCGTAGAGGGTGAACTTGGCATCGATCGCCTCGACCAAGCCCATGTCGAGCTTGATCTTGCCGGACATGCCGCCGGCCGCGTACTCCTCCGTGACGACGCCGAGCTCGGGAAGCTCCACGTCGCATTTTCCCGCGTACCCCCTGCCGTCGATGAAGCAGGCATATGCCTTGAGTACCGATGGGATCGCCATGTCATAACTCCGCTGGTTGTGCGCAATGAGGCCCCGGCAGCGCTGCCGGGGAAAGGGACATCCGCCGTGCCGGCATAGCCGCGCCCGTCGACACTTCAATGAGGCCGCCGCGTCCATGCCGCGGAAAGCTGCGCGCAAGCATGATTATGCCGCCTGAGAGAAAATCTCGACGAGGTAGTCGTTGACCAGGTGGCTCCTGAAGGTGATGTGCTCGGCCGGAGTTGGGGGGGTCATATCAAAGTCGAAGAACACCTTGCCTTGGGCGATCTGGTCCGGGGTGTTGAGCTCCGCATCCGCCCAGCAGCGCCCGCCGAGGAGGGCGCCGATCTTCACGAGGTGGCTGAGGTAGTTGTTGACGCCCTCCACGACATCCTCGATGTAAGTCTTTGTAATATTCCTGTCGACGGCCCAGAGGTGCGCGCGCAGCAGGCTCTCGTGCACCATGTCCGCGGTGCGGCGCACCGAGAGGAAGGCCCACTTCGGATCCGCCGAGCAGGAGCGGTTGCCCCACAGCCTGTAGCCGTCCTTGCGGATGATGGTCGCCACCTCGTTCTCGTTGAGGTAGTTCGCCCGGCTCAAGGCGTCGCCGAGCTCGAAGTCCACCGCGCGGGCGGTGCCGACGATGCCGCTCATCTCCCGGTTTGACGGGCTCCACCAGAAGCCGCGCTCGTTGTCGGACTTGGCGATGATGCCGGCCACACGCGGCGATGCCGGGGCGATCGCCTCGGCGTTGGCGACGGTGTCCCAGACCTTCACCTGCGGGTCGACGATGTAGACACGATCCGAGCCGAAGTTGCCGCGATAAGTGATGGCGGCAGCATCCGTGCTGTTGGGGCCGTCGGCGACGATGACCGCGCGCAGGCGCTCGGCGATGCCGACCAGCTCCGACACGGCAGCTTGCTGATGCGTGAAGCCCGGGGCGATCAGGATCCGCGGCACCACGTGGCAGACCGATTCGGCATCCAGCAGCGCGTGCACCCCGGTGCGGTTGGCGCCGTTGCCGATGATGTTGGTCAGGGTGCCCTCGGGCGAGACCGCCTGCTCCACCCGCACCACCACCACCCAGGCGCCGGCCTGATCCCAGATCGCATCGAGCGCGGCGGGCAGCGTGCCGGCCGCACCCAGCGCGGCGGCCTCGGTGCGGCGGGTGCACAGCACCGGGGTATTGAGCGGGAAGGCGTTGTCGGCGCCGCCGGACAGATAGGCCGGCTTGGACGTCCCGACGAGCAGACCCGGCGGGTCCTCGATGTCGTAGGCCGGCGTGACCGTGACCAGCGCGGCGGCCGCCGGCACGGCGGCCACGGCCGCGGCGATCTCCCCCGCGTTGGTGGTGGACACGCCGTCGGCGTCGCCGGCGAGCTGCACCGTAATGATCCGCTCGCGCACGCTCACGGCGAGGTCCGTGTCGTCGACGCTCGGGCGCTTGAAGTGCACGCCGACGGCATTGCCGGCGGCCCCGGCCGTCTTGGCCGTCCAGGTCAGGGCGGTGGTGTCGGCGATGTCGCCGGTCACCAGGACCGCCGCCGCCGCGCTCTGGCTGTTCGGCGCGGTGCCGACCAGGCCGATGACGGAGGAGCGCACGGTCGTGATGGGGCGGGCGCCGTCGTCGATCTCGACGATCTCGACGCCGTGGAGGAATTGCTCGGGCATGGCAGGGCTCCTTAGAGGGACTGGATCAGGGTGGTTGCCGCGGTGACGACGGCGTCGATCGCGCTCTCGGTGGAGGCGGCATCGATGTCGCGCAGCGCCTTGGCGCGGGCGCCGTGGATTGCGGCATAGCGCGGGCGCCAGACGGCGACGAGATCCTCGATCTCGTCGATCAGGGTCGGGATCGTGATCGCGCGCGCGGTGGCCTCCGCATTGAGCAGCGGGAAGCCTCCCGGCTGCGGGTTGATACGCACCGTCCACTCCACGATCTCGGCGATCAGCGCGAAGAGGGTGACGGGCTCCAGATGCTGGCCCGCGGTCGCCGCGGCTTGGGCGGCTTGCGCCCGCTGCGCCACGATGGCCTTGGCGTGCGCGCGATGCGCCGCGAGGTTGTAGGCCGGCGGCACGTTCGAGAGGCTGCCGTCGAGCGCGAGCTTGGGATAGAGCATCCCGAGCGAGGCGGTCCAGACCGCCTCGGAGACCGCGACGGCACCGGGCGGGAGCGTGCTGTGGATGTCGTCGCGATAGCGTGCGATCACGAAGCGCGAGGCGTCGAGATCGAAGGCGTAGACGGTCATGCAATCCTCCCGATAGCGAGGATGAAGGGGGCGAAAGCGCCTGTCCAGACCGCGCCGCCGCTGGTAAATGCTCTGATTGAACAGCCAGCGGCGTCGGGCGCGGAGACGCCGAGGATGATGTCCGACGTCGCCAACATCCCCTGCTCGGTGGCCAACACGCCGTACAGGTCGGTAAAGGCAAAGCTCCAGGTGACTCGGGTGTTGTTGTAGTAGCCGCCGGTGAACCGCAGCCATTGCAGATACACGTTATTCGGCGTCGACGGCGCCTCCGCAGTGGGGAGGGCGGGGAGCTTGAGCCACCCCCAGCGCAGATTTTCCGTCACGCCTGCGTAATGGGTCGGGCTGCGGTTGTAAATGGCCGTGACGCTGGAGACCAGATCCCAAATGGCGTCGGCGGTGACCGCGGCATCGGTTTTGCCGTCGAGATTCGCCTGCGTCAGGCCATTGATGAGCTTGGCGATGCCGGGGGCGCCGGCCGTCGCGCTCGGCAGCCGCGCCGGATCCAGCGTGCCGCTGGTGATCGCCGAGGCGGCGTGCGTGTGGGCGCCGGCTGCCTTGCCGGCCAGCGCGGCCTCCAGGCCCGTGATCGCCGTCATCGGATGCTGGTCGGCGTTGGAGCGGTTGACCAAGGCCGCGTGATCGTTGGTGCCGCCGCCCCCGCCGCTGCCGATCAGGGCCTTGAGCTCGCGGATCTTGTCCGCGGTCACGGTCGCATCGATCTGCCCGTTGAGATCCGTATCGACCAGGCTGTTGATCAGCTTGACCGCGCCCTTTGCCGACGAGGTGGCCGCCGGCAGGCGATCCGGATGAAACGTGTCGCCGGTAATCGCCCCGGCCAGATGCGTGTGGGCGCCGGCCGCTTTGCCGGCCAGCGCGGTCTCCAGGCCGGTAATCGCCGCGATCGGATGCTGGTCCGGACTGGAGCGGTTGTTGAGCGCAGCATGGTTGGTGGTGCCGCCCGACACGCCGTCGATCAGACCCTCGATCCGCGCGAGCTCGTTTTTCAGCCAGCGCGTGCGGTCCGCCAGATCCTTGATCGGCCGGTTGCTCGGCGCGGCATCCGGCCCGCCGAGGACCAGATCGCTGGTCTCGAGCTTGGTGACGGTGGCCGGAAAGCCGCTGCCGTCCTCGGTAATCGTTCCCATAGAAGGCTCCGTCAGGAGGCGGTCAGGGTGCCGCCGTGGTAAAGGATCTGCCCGTCGTGCGCGTGCGTGCCGTCGTAGAACAGGTCGTAGGCGACGATGTAGCGCAGATGCGAGCGGGCGTTCTTGTAGTAGTCGATGCGGCGCCGGATCTCGGCCTGCTCGCTCGGCGAGGGCACGGACCCGAGGCTCAGCAGCACGTCGAATTCGTAGGGGCCGAGACCGCTCGCGTAATCCAGGGAGCCGTCGTGCGGCGCCTCGCCGCGGTAGAAGGTGCCGCCGCCCTCGAGGATGCGCACCTGCACATACCCCATCAGCTCGAGCGCGCGGCGCACTGCCCAGGGCGTGCCCTTGCGCGCATGCAGCAGCGCGGACTCGGCGACCAGCGCGCGGCGCGTCGGGTCGTCCCAAGCCGGGTTCCACTCGTCCACCGACAGCGTCCAGGCGAGCCACGGCAAGAGGCTCGACGGGCAGGTCTGCGGGCGCCACAGCTCGCGCAGCGGCACGCCGACCGCGGCGATGCGCGCCGTGACGTCTTCGAGCGTCATCTCCTGCGGCGTGCAGTGCGACGGCAGCAGCCGTTCGCGCGCGCGCCCGTCCCAGGCATAGCCGCCGTCCCAGCGGACCCCGGCGCTGTCCCACGCGAGCGTGCTCACGGCCACACCTGCACGGCGCCGAGATGGATCGACGTGATCGGGGTGGATCCAAGCGACACCCAAGCGATCGGCGTCGCGCCGAGCGTCAGCGGCAGCGCGGCGGATGCCCCGTGGTCGATGGACAGGCGCAGCGCATCGACATAGACGGTGGTCGTCGTCGCGGACGCCAGCATGATTTCCAGCGCGAAGGCGGCGGCGCGCAGATCCGCCAGGGTCGGCTGTGCAAAGACTGCATGGATCCACGGCCGATCGAGCGCGAGCGGCGGCGGATCGATCGGGGCGTCGAGCGCGAGCGTGTACCACGCCGACCATCCGGCCGCGCCGTAGTAGCGCGCCGACAGGGTCGCAAGATCGACCGCCGTGCTGCGCGCCTGCAGCGCGATGCGCAGCGCTTGGAGCGTCGTGTCGGCGGGCAGCAGGGCGGCCAGCCCGAACGCCTCGGCGCGCAGCCCGTCGCTGCTGTAGCCGTCGAGGATGGTCACGGATGCCGACGACAGGTTGCGCTCGACGATGCGCGACGGATTGGACCAGGCATTGCCGTACGGTGCCGGGTGCGCGTAGCCCGCCGAGCCCTGCCCCGGACTGACGTTGAGCGTCGGCATCAGCCGATCCCCAGATAGAGCACGTTGGCCGCCGGCGAAGCCGGCAGCGCCGTCACCACGGCGATCGTCAGGCCCGCGACCGTGTTGTGGGCATGGAGGCCGAGCTTGGCATCCAGCGCGGCCTGGGTGGCCGTGCTGATCGGTTTGGACGCATCGGCCGTGTTGTCGGCGTTGTTGAGGCCGACATCGGCTTTGACCAGCGTCACCGCACCGGTCTTGCCGGCCACCGAGGACACCGGAGCCGTCGAGTCCGCGGCCGTGACGGTCACGACCCCGTCGACCGCCGACAAGGTGATGTTGTTGCCGGCGACCAAGCCCTTGACCGGCACCTCCGCGGCGATCGTGCGGGCGGTGCCCGATGGCGTGATCGTGATGTTGTCGCCCGCGACCAGCGACTTCACCGGCACGTCCGCGGCGATCGTGCGGGCGCTCTCGTCGGCCGTGACCGTCACGTTCGCGCCCGCGACCAGGCTCTGGATCGGCGCCAGGGCGGGCACGTCCGCGAAGGTCGGGCGCTGTCCGAGCGCCGTGTCGAGCGTGGTCAGCGCCTCGGCGATGTGCCCGAAGTTCGCCCGCAAGGGGGCGCTGGTCAGCTCCGCGCCTTGCCCCGGCACACTGACGTCGATATCGCGGATCGCCATTACTCGTCGACTCCCGTAATCGTGATCGAGATGCCCGTGCAGCGCGCGATCGCGTCGTGCGCCACCACCACGTCCGCGGCCGGGCTGCTCAGCACCACGTTCTGCACCCCCGGCACGTGCAGCGCCGCAAACAGCCCGGAGCGGGTCACGTCGTGGCCGAGCCGGCGCCGCGCGGCGACATACGTCTCCACCTGCGTCTGCGCCTGTGCGAGCACGAGCGCCGGATCCGGCCCCGCGTAGATCGCCAGCGCTGCCGACACCGCGTAGGGCAGCGTCGCGCTCGGACCCTGCACGCTCACCGCGTCGGTGAGCGGCCGGACGTGGTCCGCATTCAACGCGGCGGCGACGATGCCGAGCAGGTTGCCGCTGGGCGTGCCGGCGTCGCTCTCGGAAGACAGCAGCGTGACGACCACCTCGCCCGTGTAGCCGCCGGGCGTGCCCGGGGCAAAGACATCGACATCGATCACCCGCCCGTCCGCGGAGCGGGCATGGAATTCGTAGGCCCCGACCGAGCCGGCGGTGCTGTAGCCCTCCAGGGCCAGCTGGATGCGGGCGCGCAGATCCGCGTCGGACTCCAGGATCAGCGGGATCGGCGGGGCGGCGTCCGGGTCGGCGGCCTGCACGACCAAGCGCGCGACGTTGAGCAGCGCGCCCAAGTGATCCAGATCCGCGCCCGTCGCAAACGCCAGCATCACCGCGCGGGCGGCGTCGTTGACGCGGGCGCGCAACAGGGTCTCGCGGTAGGCGCAGACCTCCAGAATCTTGTTGATCGGCTCGGATTCGAGCCCGAGCACGGCGATCAGCGCCGGATCGCGCGCGGCGACATCCGCGCGCAGCGCCAGCAGGATCGCCTCGAAGTCGAGCGCCTCCACGACCTGCGGCGGCGGCAGCGCGGACAGATCGATGGCGGTGAAGCTCATGCGGCCAACCTCCGGCGGGTGCCGGACGTCGTGATTCGCGTCGTGCCGCTGGCCGTGCGCCGCGCCCGCACGGGTGCCACGGTCGGCACGGCGACGCGCGCGGCAGGTCCGATCAGAATACCCTCCAGACGCAGCGCCCCGCCGTCGGCACGCCAGATCAGGTCGAGATCCAGCGCGATCCGGCCGACCTCCACCAGACGCACGGCCACGCGCTGCACGGCCACCCGCGGCTCCCAGCGCCCGATCGCCCCGGCGGTGGCCTGGATGATGTCGAGCACGGTCACGCCGTCGAGCGGAGCGTCCACCAGATCCGGCAGCGCGCTGCCGTACTCGCGGCGCATCACTCGGCTGCCGAGCGGGGTCGCAAGGATGTCGGCGATCGACTGACGCAGATGTGCCAGCACATCCAGTTTCCGGCCGGTGACGGCGCTCATGCCGCTCATTCGGGCAGCCCCGACGTGCCGGAGCCCGGCTCGACGTTGGTATGCCGGTGCGTCTTCAGGCTCACGCCGTCGGCGATCACGTCGCCCTGCACCGTGATATTGCCGCCGGAGGCATTGATGGTGATCCCGCCCTCGGCGTTGATCGTCAGCCCCCCGTCGGCGACCAGGTTGACGGTGGCGCCGGAGGGCAGGACGGCGCTCAAGCGGTGCGCCGCGCGATCGTAGTCGATCACCGCGCCGTCGGCGTAGGTCGTGCGGGCGACGGTGGCCGCATTGGCGGGCGCCGCGTTGGCGGTGCTGTAGATCGCCCCGAGCACGATGCCGCCGGCCGGATCCCCGTCCGGGCAGAGCACCGAGACCTGCTCGCCCACCTCCGGCGCGCTCCAGGTGCGATCCCCGCCCGCCCGGACACTGAGCCACGGCAGCCAGGCCGTGACGAGCGCGCCGAGCGTCACGCGCACGCGCGCCTTGGCATAGTCCGCCTCGGCCACGGTGCCGATCTGCACCAGATTGGCCCGGCTGCGCTCCAGCTCGGCGGTGTCGCGGGTGGCGCTCACGCGTCGACCGTCAGCGATCCGATCGTGCACCAGCGCGAGCCGTCCGCGTCGGTCGTGCAGCTCGCCGGATCCAGGCTCGGGGAGACGACCGGCACCGGCGTGACGACGCCCGACTTGGGCGCGATGCCGAAGCGCACCGTGTAGGTGCCGGCCGGCAGCTGGATGCCCCGCCGCGCCGCGATGGCCTCCTGCCCCTGCTCGAGGCGCGACAGATCGGCGCCGAGGGCCAGCGTGGTCGGAGCGCCGACGCTCGGGACGAAGCGAATCGCCGGCGCGTAAAGATAGCTGAACAGGCGATGCGGCCCGGCGTTGCGAATGCTCACGCGCACCGACCAGCTCTCGCCGGCACTCGGCGCGCTCGGCAGCAGGACCGATGCCGGGTAGAGCCGATACCCGACCGCGGCATTGAACGCCTGGATGCGCGGCACCGCGGCGGCGAAGGTGGTCCCGAGATTGATGTACTTGGCGTTGAACATGCTCCCGCGGGGACCCGGGGTCACCTCGCCGTTCGGCCACGGCCAGGCCGAGACCGTACTGCCGAACCAGTCGAGCGAGGCCGACAGCGCCGTGGGGTTGGCAAAGGCCCCCGCCGGCTCGCCGTTGATCGGCCCGTAGCGCCAGCAGTCGCCGAGCTCCGGGAAATCACGCAGCGCCCGATTGATCTGCCATGCGGTATTGATCGCCGCGTCCGGCGCGTCCATCCCGTCGGTGCGCCAGGCGGCCATCTGCCCGCCGAAGCCCTCGTTGCGCGCCCGCGCGCACACCGCGCGCCAGCCGTCGAAATTCAGCGGGTTGGTGCGGTCGTTCACCGAGAAGGCTTGCGCGCTGTCCAGCGTGGCGGCCTGAAAGTTGGCCAGCAGCGGGATGGTGTCCGGCACCTTCCACCACTCGTCCAGGAGCGCGGTGAAGGTTTCGGTATTGGGCGTCGGCAGCCGAGTCGTCCCGTCCGCGTGCAAGCGCGTGTTGTGGGTGTGCATCTCGCCCCAATCGCCCCAGCCGCCGGTATCGATGTAGGCGATCCAGGGCGTGTTCGCCGGGGTCAGGATCTGGGTGCGGAACCACGCGATCAGGGCCGTGTAGCGCTCGCGAAAGGTCTGCCCGGAGCCCGGCGGCTCGTTGTAGTTGGGCATCCACATCGGCGCGCACACCGCCCCGTCGCTGTTGAGCCACTTATCCTGTCCGGCGTGGTAGGCGCAGCCGCCCTTCAGGAAACGCGCCCGGTAGTAGGCGCAGTTGCCGTCCGGCCCCCCGCCGGCACGCCCGAGATAGGCCGGACCCGACCCGATCGAGGTGCACTCCCCCCGCGCCGTGCCCGCCGTGATAAACCACTCGGGCACGCCGCGCGGGGTGCCGCTCGGCGGATTCTCCTGAGGCATGTAGGCAATCAACCGGAAGCCGATCATGTCCCCGGCCGCCTTCGCCGAATCAATCAACGCTTGGACCGCGGCGGTTTGATAGACCCCGTCCTGCGTCTCGAGCTGGCTCCACGGGATCCGATACTCCCGGATCGCCGCATGGGGCAACTGCGATTGCGCGGCGGCGTTGGTGGTGATCGAGTCCACGCGCGAGCCGTTGGCCCACCAGGGCCCCGAATTCCACCCGCCCGGCACCACGAGGCCGCGTTTGGCGGTTTCGAGCGCCCCGGTGTAGAGCGTCGGAGACAGCGTGGCGCAGGCCGCCAGGCCACAGCCGGTCTGACCGCTTTGCGCGCGCGGATTCTGCGGCGTCGGCGGTGCCGCGGTCGCGCTCGCGCCGATCAGGATGCCGAGCGCGAGAGCGGCCGCGCGGCGCGTCGGGGTCATCGGGGTCAAGGTCATCAGACGATCCTCGTGATCAACACGGCGGGGAGATTGTCGGCCGCACTCGACGCGGTCCAGGTGAGCGTGGCGAAGTCCGCCGGGAGGCTGGTTTGCCCGGCGCAGCGCAGGCTGCGCACGTACGTGAAATTGCCGTCTTCGTCGGCCGGCGCGAGCACGCCGAAGGTGTCGGCCGCCGCGGCCAGGGTCACGGCGCTCACCGTCGGCGCGCCGCCGCTCGCGAGCACGACCGCCCAGTAGCGGCGACCCGGCAGCAGCGTCACGGCGCCCGGGTCACCCATCCGGGTTTTTGCCGAGGTCACGCCCGAGCCGGTGACGGCCGCCCCGAGCCGCGCGCCGGGGCGGCCCGCGGCATCGGCCGCGAGCGCGAAGGCGAGCGTGGCGCCGGCCGCCCCGGTGGTGACGCGCATCATCAGTTGGTCCACCGGCAGCGTCGCAGTGACGGTGAAGGGGTGGGCGTTGACCTCGCCATCCGCGAGCACGCGCGAGCCCAGGCCGTTCGCGCCGACCATCCCGGCCACGACGGAGTTGACCCGCGCAACACCGTCGATCGGGATCGACCCGCCCGGACCGTGCGCCGCCGCGTGCGCGGCCGCATCGAGCAGGCGCGGATCATCCGGCGTCACCCACAGTGCCGGGAGCGTGACCAGATCGACGACCACGGTCGCACTCGGCGCCGAGACCGACCGCCCGGTCGGCTCCATCGCGTCCCAGGCGTAGGCCAGCGTGCGCACCTCCCAGATCGAGCCGACCGCGCAATCGATCGCGTCCAGATCCACCGCCGTGACGGCGCCGACGTCGACCCGTCGCCAGGTCGCTGCCCCCGCCGCGCGCGACTCCACGTAATAGCCGTCGGCCCCGGCGGAGGCATCCCAGGCGAATTGGGTCGGCAGCTCACCGCCGACCCCGTCGAAATAGGCCACGATCGCGTCGCGGTCCGCCTTGGCGGTCCACAGGCGCGGCTCCACGGAGAGACCGGCCGTGGCCTCCACGGAGGTCACCGTCGGCGGCAGCACGACGGGCTCCGTCGGCGGCACGGGGACGTTGAGCAGGAGGCGCGCGTCCAGCCCCGCCGGCAGCCCCGGAACCGGGTCGCCCTCGGGGTCGGTCTGCACGTCGACGACCGGGATCACGTTGCCGATGGCGGTCCCGAGCGTGTAGGGCGCGATCGCCGCGCGCAGTTGCGCCACGGTCGCACGCGCCGAGCTGCCGAGGGCGGTCTCGACCTCGAGCAGGTCCGCCTCCGCGGGCGGCGCGCCGAGCGCGGCGAGATCGGAGATTTTCTGATAGATCGGCTCAGCCAAGTGAGAGACTCCTGATGGATCCGTCGGCGCTCGTGCGCACCCCGGACGCCGTTGCGCGCAGCCGCGCGGCCACGGCCCCGCCCCAATACCAGGCCACCCGGCCGGCGCTGTCCGGCACGCCGTAGAGCGTGCCCGCATCGGGCGCCGAGGGCAGCGCGTCGAGAATCGCGAGGCGGATCCCGCCGGCATGCTCGGGCGCCACCATCGCCGCCTCCGCGACGGCATCCGCGGCGATCCCGACGGCAAGCGCTCCGTCGAGCAGGTACGGCTCGCCCGCGGCGCAGTGTCCCGCCGCCGCTGCCGCGGCGGCTTGCGCACGGGTGCCGCGCTTGATGCGGATCGCCGCCATGCCGGCTTAGAAGGTCCCGCCGTCGACGGTCGCCACGTTCAGCGTCACGAACGCGTTGCTCGGATCCAGCGCCCATTGCATCGAGGTGCCCATCCGCAGCACGCCGTCGATGCCGTTCGTCCCCCACAGGTACCCGGACGCGCCACCGGAGACCGCGGCCACCCGCTCGTCCGTGTCGGTGTCGGCGATGTTGAGCGCGGCGCGCAGCGCCTGGACCGTGATCTTCTTCTCCCGCTGCCCGGCTGCGTCCGCGTCGTGGATCAGCAGCAGATCGGTCGTGGCGTTGACGGCGCCGATGGTGGTCAGCGCATCGACCGCCGGCGTCACCGGGATGCGGGTCGTGGCGTCCGTGGCCAGATGCAGGTTGCCCCGATCCAGCGTTGCCAGCGGCTCGCCCGCCAGCATCCCCGCGGAGGGCAGCGCCGCATGTTGGCCGCGTCGCAGTTGGAGTCGTGGCATCGAGCGGTCTCCTGTCTAGGTGAACAGGCCGGCGTCGAGAACGCCGACGTGGTGTTGCAAATCGAAGGCATCGGCGCGAATCGCGCGCGGGTCGTAGACCCCGGGCGCCATGCCCCCGTCGTGCCCGGGCGGGCCGGCGAGCGCGGCCAGGATCTCGACCTGACCGGGCGGGTGCGAGGCCACCTCTACGGTAGCCGTGCCGACCTCGACCACCGCCGTCACGGCCGTCATTGCGTCTGGTCCTCGAGCAGATCGAGGAGGATGTCCTGCGAGGATTGCACCCGCCCGTCCGGCCAGGTGAGCTCCAGATCGAAGAGATGCTCGCCGGGCGGGATCTCCCGCATGACAGCCGCCGGGACCGTCAGCCCCAGCTCGCCCGGCGATGGGCCGTGCACGAGACGGCCGTCCTCGGTGGAAGCGTTCGCCAGGAGCGTGCGCGCACGATCCCGACCGCGCACCTCCAGGCGTGCCGCACAGCCGGACACGTCGAGCGGCGCCTTGGTGCGCGCATCGCGCCAGAAAAAACGCATGCTCAAGGTGTCCCCGCGCTTGACCGTGATGCGTTGAATAGGCGGCGTCACGGGGCGAGCCCTCCCGGCGGGGCAGCCACGCGCCAATAATCCTCGGCCGTGCCGCCCATCTCCCCGATCCGCGGGGCGATACCGAGCCACACTTCGGCCGGGGCCAGGCCCGCGCCGTCCCAGTCCGAGGCGCCGATGCGCACGTCGTGCGTCCAGCGCACCTCGCGCACGGCCAGCGCCCGGTCTTCGAGGTCCCACAGCGGCACGGCGCCGGCCTCGTCCTCGACGAGGCGCTCCGGCGGCATGAGCAGCGCCGGGGAGACGCCCGGCACGCCCCAGGTCTCGCCGTGCGCGCGCAGCAGCACCGCCGTCGCGAGCGCCCAGGCCGTTCGGCCGCGCGCCTCGGCGCTCTCGGCCTGGCGGGCGCACGCGAAGACGGACCAATAGGTCCGCGCCAGCAGCTGCCCGGTGCCGGGATCCGGCAACAGCCGCAGGCGTGCCGCCGCCACCAACAGCGCCGGCGTCATGAGCGTGGCGTTGGCGTTGCGCTCGATCTCCCCGGCGTAGGGGCGCGCCGTCGCCACGCCGGGCAGCAACGCGAGCGCGTCGCAGATCGCGACTTCGAGGGTCGCGATCATGCGGCGGAGGAGCGGCGGGGGGGTGTCATGGGCGCCAGTGTGGCGCCCGCGGGAGGGGGGATCAGCTAACCGAGGTTATCCGGTGCGGCCGACCTAGAGCGTCGCGGCCACCAGGAAGAGTGCGGCCGCCTGCTCCTCGGTCATACCGAGCGCCGCGACGAACGCCTGCAACACCGGGTCGCGGTATTTCCACACCTGCGCATCCTCCACGAAGACGCGCTGCTCCGGGGTCAGCGTCGGCAACAACGACGCGATCAACGCCTCGTATTGCGCCCACAGCCCGGCCTGGATGAGTGCGAGCTTGCCTTGCAAGCGGGTGCACTCGAGGCCGTCGAGATACGCCTCATGCGTCGCTGCCTCGTGTGCCTCGATCGCGGCTTGGCGCGCTTCGGGCGTCCCGGCCGGCTCCCGGTAGTAATGCGCCCCCTGCGCATCCTCGGCGAGCTGCCACGGACCGTAGCCCAGCGGCGCCGGACCGGCCGCGGTGATGTGCCGCAACACGCCGAGCGCGGAGAGCCGATGGATATCCTCGCGCCGGATCAGCGGCGCCACGGGGTGGCGCAGACCACCGGCGAGGATGTGGGCCGGTGGCGAGGCGTGGGTCTCGGACATCAGATACTCGGGCATGAGCGCACCTTCGTAAGCGCGGCGTTGAGCGTGATGCCGTAGTGCACGGCATGTCGCGCCAGTCGTTGCCGCTGGCGCCAGCCGTCGGTATGACGCAGCAGGCCCAGATAACTGTTCAGGGTTTGGCGCGGATTCGATGCGCCGCGCGCGATCTTGCGCAGGGCGTGCGCGACGCTGCGGCGCCGCAGATACCGGGCGTGCGGGCGCACGACATAGCCGACAAAATCCACACCCAATTCGGCACGCTGGATCGATGTCTTGCGCGGATGAAACCGCACATTCAGGCGATCCTGCGCGAATTGCTCGAGCTGCATGGCCGCGTCATGCAGCACGCTGCCGTTCGGGCCGATCGCGACCAGGTCGTCGACGTACCGCACAGAGTGACGCAACCCCAGGTCGCGCTCGGCATAGCGGTCGAGCGGGTCCAGGTAGACGTTGGCGAAGAACTGCGAGGTCAAGTTGCCGATCGGTAGCCCGCTGCCGCCCGCATTGAACAGGCTTTTGTGAGGCGGAATACGGCGCATCAGCTCCCGGGAGCTGCGCACATGCACGTTGCGAGTCGGGTCGTGATGGAGCAGCGTCCTGGCGAGATGCAGCGTGTAGGCGTCGTCGATCCGCGCGGCGAGGAGGCCATCCAACACGCCTTTGTCGATGCTCACGAAGAAGTTGGCGACATCCATTTTGAGCGCCCATTGCGGCACGGACCAATTGCGGGTCGCGCTGCGCAGGTGGCGCTCCAGGCGCTCGACGGCGTACAGCGTTCCCCGCCCCGGAATGCAGGCGCAACTCCCGGCGCTGAACGCCCGGTAGAACCGCGCTGAGATTCGGTTGTACAGCAGGTGATGAAGCCGCCTCCGTGACCTTCAGCAAGAGGTCGTAAGTGGCTTTATAGATCGGCAGATGCCGGTATTGCGCCATAACAATGAGGCTGCCTGAGAAAGGATTAAAGAATTAAAGGATTGATCGCCGCACGGCCCTGACCCGGGAGGTGAGCGTCTTGGCGTAGTTGTACTGGATCCCCGGATAGGACGTGTTGTAGTACTGGCCCCACGCGTCCGTGGCCGAATACTCGGAGCTGCTCCAAAACCGAATCTCCCACGGCGGCGCTTGCGCGCCGCCGGTCTGGAACAGGGCCAGCGCCGTTCGCGCAGGATCGGCGGCCGTATAGGCACCGCCGGCCGGGATGGAATGCCGATTCAGTCCGCGGCCCTCGCTCGCGATGTCGTCGGTGTTGGCGTCGCGGATGTAGCTGTTGGACTTCGGACGCGTCGCAACAAAGTTATCGAGCGTCACCGGCTTGAGGTGCCGCCACAGCAATTCGAGCCAGTCGCGGGCGGGAAGCTCCCAATCCGTATACCCGGAGAGGGCTGCGGCGTTTACGCCCCGGATAAAATCTGCAGCCGGATAGATCACAGATCCCGCTGCTGTATTGGCCGCGATCATCGCCGCCGTTGCCGCGCGACCATTCGTCAGCGTCTTGCACTCGATGGGAGCGGCTGTATCCGCCGTTTTGTACGCCATGTTGACGGTCGACTCGCCGCCAGACTTCGGCGCGAGGATGACTTTCCAGCGCGCGGCGATCACCCAATCGGAGAACACGCCCGAGCCGGTGATGCCGGTGACCGCGATCTGCAGGCCGCGCGGCGTGCGCGTGCGGACGTGCCCGTCGATGAACGCCTGCGTCGTGTTCACGGCTGGGGCGATGCGCACGGATTGCCCGAGATAGAAGGGATGCAGCCCCTCCGGCAGAGCCAGCCACACCGTGCTGCCCGGGGCGACCATCGAGAGATCGAGCGCGCCCGCGCCGGACGTGACGGTATCCCACGCCGCGCCCATGTAGTACCCGCCATCCAGGGCGTCGCCGATCGCGGGAGCGGGGGCCGGGCGCGGGACCAGCAGCGTCGCCGCACGCATCCCGGCCTCGAACATCAGTTGATGGAAACGGCTCATGCCGGCAGGCTCGCCTGGATCGCGCTGTAGGCGATGCCGGACGCGCCCCAGCTGCGCAGCGTCACGGTGACGGGGTCATCCCCGGCCTCGAGCGCGATCGTGTCGAGCGGCCCGAGGCACAGCCACGTTGAGGGGATCGACAACGCGAACGGTCCGCCCGATGTCGGCGGGAGGATGTCCAGCGAGGCCCAATACACCAGCGCCGACGCATCGCCGCCCGACGGCAGCGGCGCGGACCAGCCCGCGGCGACATCCGCGCTCAGCGTCAGCCGGTACGCGCTGCCGTCGAGCGGGGTGGCGATGGCGCCGGACACGATGGCGAGGGTCGAGACACGCGTCTCGCCGCCTCCGCCTGCCGCGGCGGCGCCGTACAGCGCAATGGATTTGATGCTCATGCCATCAGCTCCGCGCTGGCGACGGCATCGGCGGCGGTCACGCGGACCCCGGCGACCGGGCCGGGGAAGAGGTAGAGGGTGGGCGCGGCAAGCGGCGCCTCGTCCAGCGCATGCCACACGGCGCCGGGGTCCTCGGGGTCGGAGACGGTCACGGCCACGGCCACGGTGCCGCCTTCCCCCGGGGAGACCGACAGGCTCCAGGGTGCGGCGCGGGGCGTCAGGATCACGGCCTCGTCGGCCGGGACGGTGGTGCGGATGGCGCGCTCGAGGGGCATGGTCGGGCCTCGTGTGGGCCGGCGCGCAGGCGTCGGCGCTCAGTAATCGGTCAGGGTGTCGGGGCTAAAGGTCGGCGCCGGGGCGGTGCAGGCCGGAGCGCCGGCGGCTCCGGCGGCGTCGCGCGCGCTTGCATCCAGGAGCATGAGCCCGCGCGCGACATCCCGCAGCCAGGCGTAGGCTTGCTCGTAGCGGCGCACGACCTCCTCGCTGGCCGCGTCGGCCCAGAGACGGTAGCGGGCGATGTCGCAGCAGACCTGCGCGAGGCGCTCCGCGGTCGCCGGGCCGTAGCCGGACAGGGGCACGGCGTAGCGGGCGCGAAAGGCGTCGTCCATCTCCCCGCTCGCCTCGGTCAGGGCCTGGGCGAGCCGCGCAAGGTCCGGGCCGTCCGCGCCGGGGCCGCCGGTGAGCTGGGTCAGCTCCGGGTTGGAGGGCCGATCGAAGCGGGCGCGCAAGGCGGCGGGGTCGGCGTACATCTAGCGAGGGGCCTTGCGGCTGCGCTTGGGGGTCGAGGCCGGAGCGCGCTCGGACGCGGGCGCCGGCTCGGGCTCGGGCGTCTCCGGGGTCTGCGCCGACGAAGCGGCGGCCTGCATCTCGACGCTCCCCGCGGGCGCGGCGTGGTCGGGCGCCCGCGCGAGGACCGGGATCGGCCCCGTACACAGCGGATCGCCGTCCTGCGGGGGCAGCGCGATGACGTCCCCCGGACGGGCCACCCCGCCGAGGTGGTGGACAATGCCCCGCAGGACCCGGTAGCGGGCCTGCGGGGCGGCGGTGTCGGCGGGCACCTTAGAGCACGTCCGCCGAGACGAACGCATCCGGCTGATGCAGCGCCGGCAGCGGGCTGGCGTGCACCGCCACGTAGCGCTGCGACGGCTCCTCGACCTCCCAGGTCTTCACCCAACGCTGGGTGACGGGCATGGGGCATTTCAGATCGCTGATCGGGCCGTAGTGCACCCGGTTTTGGGCATTGCGGCTGCCGAGCACGACCCGATCCGCCGGGGTGTAGAGCGTGGCGGTGCCGGTCTGGTCCGCCTGGAAGGTGCGCAGGTCCTCGTAGATGTCGATCCCGGCGATCCGGCCGATGTAGTTCACACCCTCCACGGACATCTCGGACAGATTGATCTGCCCGACCTCCGTGCGGCGGTTGTCCAGCAGCGCGCGGATCTTGGCATGGTTGAGCAGCGCGGCCGCCACCGCGCTGCCGACGGTGCCGACGGTGGCGGACATGCCGGAGCTTTGTGCGATGAGGTTGCACCAGGCGCGCAGATTGGCGATGGGGTCGGAGTCGGCGTGGGTCCACTTTTCGGTCGCGTTGGCGAGCGTCACCAGATGCGCGACCGGCATGCCCCAGTCCACCTCGGCGTCGATGCCCATCGTCGCGCCGGTCTCGTCGAGCGACACCAGCGGGGTCTTGCCGGTGATCACGCCCTGCGCGGCCATGAACTCCATGCGCCGCCAGATCATGTCGTCCAGGTCCTCGATGTCCCGGCCGATCTGGCGCTGGGCGGCGGCCACCAGGTCGCGATCGCTGTACAGATGCGCGCCCATCTCCCGGCGCTGGAGGATCTCCTCGGCGTTGGTCGGGCGGCCGGGCTTCATGTACGGGAGCCGGATCAGCTTCTCCGCGCCCGCCTCGCGCGCGACCAGCTTGGAGGCATCGGTCGGGCGCTGGATCGGGGCCAGCTTCTGGCCGCCGATCAGCACGTCCAGCTGCACCAGGCGGGCGCCGTGCGTCTCGGCCCCGGCGCGGTAGTAGGTGTCGAGATACCAGTTGTACGGGCGCTTGCGGATCTCGATCATCCGCGCCAGGCTGCGCGGCTCGAAGGCGGTAGTGGCGATGGTCATGGATCAGGTCCTCAGCGCACGAAGATGTTGCGGGCGTCGAGCTGCGCCACGGCGGCCGCGTCGAGTCCGGTGAGTTTGGCCCGGCGGAACACGCCGGTGCGGTAGGCCACGGCTTTGACGGCCGCCGCACCCACGGCGACGGTATCCGCCAGGATCAGCGCGGCCGCCTGCGAGCCATCCACGGCCGCGGCGCTGTAGGCTTTCGCCTCCCCCGAGCCGGCCGCGACGGTGACGGTAATCACGTCGCCGATGTCCCAATCGTTCGCGCCGTCCGGGACCGTCAGGTTGATGTGGTCGGAGACATAGGCGGCGGCGACCGTCAACGGCTGGAGCATCTGCCCGGTCGGGGTCTGGACGCTGAAGGTCCCGGCGCCGGACGCCTCGGCCGTGCACACCAGGCGGTACACACCCGGCTGGGCATACTTGCCGAGCGTCACGGCCGCGGCGGCGACGTCGCCGTCGCCCGTGCCGGAGACCTTCGCGGCCGTCGCCGCGCCGACCGTCACCAGCCCGAGCACGGTGCCGCGGGCCAGCGTGGCGGCCGAGGCGATCGCCAGGGTGATCACTTGGGAGAGGAGCGGGAAGCCCTCGCCGAGGATGTCGTCGACCGGGATGGCGACGCTGTTTTGGCCGTAATCTTCGGACATGGGTCAGATCCTCACGCGGATGCGGTGTCGAGCGGCGGCAGACCCGCCATGGTCCGGGCGGCGGCTTCGATGCGCGCGGCCTCGGGGTCGTGTCCGGCGGCGGCGGCGAACTCGCCGTAGGGCACGCGCACCGGCAGGGTCGGCAGCCAGGCGCGCAGCCACTCGGCGGCGCCGCGCGGGGTCGGCGCGCCGGTCTCGACGGGCGCGGCGAAATCGGCCGCGGGCTCCGCGGGCGCGGTCGCCAGCAGCGCGACCAGCGGCGCCTGCTCGATCGGCAGCAGCCGGCCCTCGGCCACCAAGCCGCCGACAAAGCTCGCGATCTCGGAGCGACGCAGCGCCTCGGCCTGGGCCGCGGCGGCGCGCTCGCGCTCGGCGATGGCTGCCTCGCGGGCTGCAAGGTCGGTTTGCAGGGCGGTTAGGGCCGCTTCACGGGCGGCGAAATCGGCGGTCGGATCCGCGGCGGGCGCGGCGACTGGATCGGGCATCGTAGGCTCCGGGTCGGTGGCGGAGGCGTCCGCCGGGGATGAGAAATCGAGCGGGTCGGCTTGGATCGTCACCAGGTCGCCGTCGTCCGCGGCCAGGCTGACCGGGGCCAGCCCCAGCACGGCCGGGACCGCAGCGCCGAGAAAACCCACATGCCGCAGGGACCAGACACCCGGCACCGGGTTGGCCGGATGGGTCGGGGGCCAGAATGAGGCGGACACTTTCGCGTAGCGCCGGGCACGCACGGCCTCGGCGAACTCCGCGGCCACGTCGCGCGGGGCGGCGCGAAGGTCCTCGCCTTCGGCCGCCAGACCGGACACCCAGCCCCAGGCCGGGCCGTTGTCGGCCGGATGGCCGACGACGAGCGGCGCTTCGTGCCGTGCGGGATCGTAGGCCGCGGCGGTCGCGGCCAGATCGGCGGGCGTCAGCGTCACGCATTGCCCGGCCATGGCCTGATACGTGCCGGCCCTGAAGATATGCAGAAGGGGGGTGCTCATGGCGGGCATCCTGCCCCGAGGCGTCGAGCGGATCAGCTAACGGAGGTTATCCGTTCCGGGCCCGGTTTCGGGTCTCGCGCGATCCGCGGCGCGGGTCGCGCGTGCGGCCGGGTCCCTTTCCGTTTTAATTTTTGCTGTAGGTGGTTTAAAAACGTCTGGCGGGGGTTCGGTAAGGCGATGGTAGCGGGTCGGGGTCGCGACGCCTCGCAGGGCCGTTTTTCGCGGCCGGATCGTCAGCGCCCGGCGAGATGGTCGGCGACGATGTCCGCGGTCGCCTCCCGATCGTCCGCCGAGAGCCCCAGGGGCGGCCGCGGCGGGATGTCGCCCCACGGGATCGGCCCGCCGCGCTTGGTGGTGCCGCTCGCGCCCTTGGGCTGGCCGAACTGCTGCACGGCGGCATAGATTCTGTTGCTGCCCACCTCCACCGCGCGACCGTTGTCGGCGAGCTGCCAGCGCATCTGGCCCTGGAGCATGCCGGATTGATACAGCGGGTTGTCGCGCCCCTTGCGTGCGATGGTGGTCGCGGTGTTGCGTGCCCAGGGGGTGCCGTCCGGGGCGCGCTTCTCGCCTCGGCCGAAGCGGGCGCGGGTGGTCTTGAGCAGATGCTCGCCGATCTCCCGCAGCGCCGGGGCTGGATCGCCCACGGCGGCGGCGAGCTTGGACAGACTCGCCCGCAGCGCGGCGTCGTCGATCTGGATGGTGATGCGGGTGCCGGCCATTGTGCTATGCTCCTAAGTAGTCCTTGCGGCAAAATCCCGACGCGGTCGCCGCCAGAACCAACCCTGGTGACCCATTCCTGACTGGGTGAGAGTTTCGTTCGCTGAGCACGGGCCAGCGACGCAAGGAACATTCGGCGCGTCAGGCGACGCCGAGCTTTCCCCAATCGTCGGGCGAAACCGTCTTCTTCACTTCCTTCGCATCGGTCTGGTGCAGGCTGACGAGATACACCTCGTCGCGTGCCCTGGTCGTCTTCACGACAGCCATCCAGATCACATCCCCTTTCCGCCAATAGATGACCTTTTGCGAGCCGTCATGGGTGATCACCGGCGCCCCGTCCAGCATCCCTTGCAGCGTCTCATACCAGCTTGCGGCATGCCCCTGGCCTTCCCGCTTCACGAGCTGCTTGACGAGGGTGTCGGCGGACAGCATGACGACCTGACGCTCGGTGCCGAGCAGCGCCTTGACGGCGGGTGAAATCACCGCCAGCGGGAGCCGTTCGGCAGGGATCAGCCGGGCCTGGCGCCACGCCCTCACCAGCGCATCACCGGCAAGCCCGACGGACAGCGGCAGACGCCGCCATTGCGCGACCTGCCCGCTCACCCGATCGAACCAGCGCTGCATCACCCCGTCGGCGGCATAGCTGTCGACGATGGCGCGTGCGGTGTCGTGAGGGTATTTGTCGAAGACCGGCCACCAGCTCGCCCCCGGCGCATACCCCCACCCCTCGTCGATCCCCGTCAGGTCGTCCGGCGCGCTCGGCGCTCGGTCCGGTCCGTCCTTGCCGGAGCGCTCGAGCTCGCGCTCGGAGACGCCCTCGATCCAGCATTTGCAGCCCCAACCCCCGGGAACGGAATGCGTCGACCACCACGGATCGTCGGCCCGCAACACCGTCCCGTCCCAGGCCAGATGGTGCGGACGCGGATGCAGCACGTTGTCGTTGTGTTTGTAGCGCAGATACGGCACGCCCGTCTCCTTGAGCTGTGCCCAGCGCCCGGCGGCATAGCTGGTCCGCAGGTTGGTCTCGTAGATCACGCGGGTGCGCCAGGCGCGGCCGGCCTTGGTGGCGGAGCCGGTCCAGCCGGTCCAGCCGTGATGATCGACGATGGCCGCGAAGTCGCGCCGGAACTCCTCCAGTGTCGTGCCCTGGTCGATGCCCTTCTGCACGGCCATGCGCAGATCGTCGATGAGGTCGGCCTTCATCGCCCCGGCGACCACGAAGGCGCGGTCGTGCGCGCCTTGCCAAATGTCGCGCCAGGTGGCGGTCGGCAGGCTGAGCTTGCCGAGAAGGAATTGGATCTGCTCGGCAAAGGGGAGCGCGCCGTAAGCGGGCTCAGTCATGCCCTTCGCCTTCGGCAAGGGTCACGCGCGGCGTGCGGATGCGCGCCCACACCGTGCACCGCGTGCGCTCCTGAGCGTTGACGCCCGGCGTGTAGTGCGGGCACTCGGAACAATCCTCCGGGACCTTGCGGTCGAGCTTGCACTCGGGCGGGTCGCGCTCGATGAGCTCGCCGCAGGGGATCAACCGCGTCATGCCCGACCCTCCGTCACCGCAAACCGCCCGGCCAGCTCGGCCGCGGCGAGCGCCTCGCCCATCACGGCGACGAGATCCCCGTCCGGGAGCTGCGGGTACAGCCGCTCCAGACGCGCCATGAGATCCGCCGGGGACTCGCCCGCGGCGATCGCGGCATCGAGCTCCTCGCGGATGCGAGCCGCCATCGCCTGCACGGCCGGCTCGGCGCGGCGCCCGAGGGCGGCGACGGTGAGTTGGGCGTAGTCGGGCGCGCTGTCGGGCTCGGTCGGCGCGGCCAGATCCGCCGGCACATCGTCCGGGTCCGCCTCGCCCACGCGCGCACCGGCCCCGTCGGCGGACGTCCCGCCCTCGGTATCGGACGACTCGGGCGGCTCGGCGTCGTTCGCCGTCGTCGGCGCCGCGCCGTCGGCGAGGGCCTCGGCCGTGCCGGCCTGCACGCGCTCCCACTCCCCGCCGTAGGTGGCGACCACCTGCGCCAAGGTCGGCCGATAGCCGACATCGAAGAGCTTGCGCTCGCGATCGGCGCGCTCGGAGAGATCCTCCTCCTCGTCCGTGCGGCGCCAGATCTGCGGGGGAATGGCGCCGGGGAGGCTCCACTCCGTGACCCAGCGCACCCAGGTGGCGTTGGCCGAGCCGCAGAGTACGTCCGCATCGGCTTTGACCAGATCCGCGCGCACGGCGTCGGAGGAATCCTCCCCGCCCAGGCGCCCCGGCGTGGCGTCTGCCCCGGCGGAATGGCCGAGGATGATTTTCGAAATGGCGGTGTCCCAGTAGCGCGCGGCCGTGTCGTAGTCCGCCCCGCCGGAGCGCGAGGCGGCGAGCAGCTCCGCGGTCATCCCCTCGGGCAGGATCAGGGCGGCCTGGTTGCGGATCGCGGCCAGCGCGGCCAGGAGCTTGGCCTGCTCGTCCGCGCTCGCGCCGGGCGGGAAGTGCCCCATCGCCGTGGGGCTGGCGTACTTGTCCAGGGCGATCAGCCACAACTTGGCGATGCCGCGCTTGAATTGCGCCGGCCAAAAACACCAGTGCGCGAGGCCCATGCCGTAGGGGTCGTCCTCGTGCGTGGCGCCGGTGCTGAAGGTCCAGAACTTGCGCTCGGGCAACAGCTCCCCGAGCGGATTGCCGACGGTGAGCAGGCGCAGACGCCCCTCGGGATCGTAGGCGAAGCGGCGCTGATCGCGGACCTTGATGGCCTCCGGGATGATGTGGCGCCCGTCGCGCTGCCAGATCAACTCGCTCGCGGCATAGCCGTAGAACACCCCGTAGTGCATCTGCTCGGTGATTCGGTCCCAGGGCAGCACGTCCTCGATCACGTTGCCGATCAGCTCCGCGGCCTGCTTGTCCTTGCGCGCGGTCCCGCCGGGCAGCACCTCCCATTCGGCGGCGATCAGCCCGAGGCGGCGCTGTTGCAGCGCGCTGAAGACCTGGAAATCGTCCAGCACCTGCCGATACACATCCAGCCACAGCCCGCCGCCGCAGCCCTGCCACTCGTCTTGCGGCGGCAGCAGGGGCAGGCCCTCGACCACGCCGCGGGTGATGTCGCGCCCCGCGGCCAGGGTGGCGAGCTCGCCCATCACGGGGCGCGCCGGGGCGGCCAGATCGGCCGTCGGCGTGCGGGCGCCGAAGAGCCGGCGGAAGGGGTTAGCCATAATCGTAGTCCGCCATGCCGTTGGAGACCGCGCCGAAGCCGCAGGTGGAGAGCGGCAGCTCCGCGGGGTCGAGCCCGAGCCGGCCGGGCTCGCGCTGGCCGGCCGAGGCCACCGTGTTGAGATCCGGCGGGTCGGCGCTGGCGGCCACGTCCGCGAGCAGGCCGGCGATCGCCGAGTCCCCGTGGCGCTGGCCCTTGCCGTCCGTCTTGCCCTCCGGCACGCGCGGCACGCCGCGCACGATCTTCACCGCCCGGTGATCTTCGAGCACGTCGTCGTGCCGGATCAGGATGGTGGTGCGGTCTTCGAGACCCGCCTTGTACTTGGGGAACGCCTCGCGATAGAAGGCTTCGGTCGGCATCACGGCCTGGATCAGCCCGGCGCCGAAGGCGTCGACCGTCTCCTCGGCGAGCTGCTGGCCGTTGCCGCGTGCGTCCAGGGCCGCGCCGGAGAAGCGCGGAAGGCGCCTTAACGCGTGGTGCAACACCTGTTTTTGTTCGCTGAAAGGCGTGTTGTGCATCTCGATCAGGCCCCGCCAGGTGCGGCGCAGATCCGCGCCGATCTCGAGCAGGACGATGCTGGTCATATCCCCGGAGCGCGCGAAGTCCATCCCGGCGACATGACGGCGCGCCCCGTCCAGGGCGGCGAGCACGGGGTCGAGATGCTCGCGGATCCAGTCCGCCATGTCGGCCTTGCGCATGTGCAGCGGCATGGCGTTGAAGGCCGCGTCGCCGTCGAAGCGCACCAGGGGCGCGGAGTCTTCCGCGCGCGGCATGCAGCGCTCGATCAGGGCGCGCGGCAGGTAGGAGCCGCCACCCATGGCCGGGATGCAGAAGAGCTCCTCGTCCTCGTTGGGGCGATAGCGGCGGATGAGCTGCTCGCGCCACTCCGCCTCGGCCTCCGCGGACCAGGGCTTGCCGGTGACCTGACAGATGCGCTGATAGAGCCCGTCGGCGATCGCATCGTCCAGCGTCACCCGGTGGATGGAGTAATCGAACTTGCCCGCGCGGATGTCCTGAATCAGGGTATTGAAGGCGTTGTCGTCCCCGTTGTGGGTCGACAGGATCCGCACCTCCCCGCCCCACATGGTGACCGCCATGGCGGCCTTGAGCAGCTCCTCCAGATCATCCACGAAGGCGGCCTCGTCGATCACGACGCGATCGCCGGGCCGGCCTTTTGAGCGGAGGTTGCGGGGGTTATTGCTGAAGGTGCGGATGTGATGACCGGAGGCGAATTCGATATCGAAGACGTGAATATCCCGATCGTCGTCGCGTTTGAAGACGGATTCACCGATCGAGCCGAGCGCGCTATTAAACCGTTTCGCCCAGCCCGCGCAGTCATCGACGAAGGTCGATGTCATGTCTTTGTTGTAGGAGATGTAATAGACATTCCCGCCGCCCGTGCTCGCCGCGGCATGCAATACATCGTCC